AACTGTTCGGGTCACGTATGGCAAACCGCCGGAGCGGCGACGTTATCAACGGGATTGCGAGCGATTATAACGCTACGTTTCGACGGCGCAAAATGGGTAGAGGCGAGTCGGGTTGTACAATAACTGGACCGTTGCATAACCTCGAAAACCTTTACACCCGCATAACCATTTTAAAAAAAAAATACAAGATGAAACTTTCCGACACTTTACTCGATATCCTCGCTGGATTGCCTCACGTAAAAAAAGTATGGGTTAACAAAGCCGGTACCGAATTCCATTTAACGGCGCACGCCGGTTGGGAAGAGGTCGCGGTAAACGGCGACGGTGAAAAAACTTACGCCGATATGGATATAAAAGAACTGCGGAGTCATTGCGATAGTCGCGATATCAAGTACGATAAAAAGGACAAAGAGCCGGCGTTAATCGCGCTACTCGAGGCCTGGGACGCAGATCCTAACAACGCGGCGCATTTGAGTTAATAATTTTTAAAATTCTTATAATGTCATTACCAAATATAACGTTTCTTAAAGGCCAGGGCGGACTCGGTCGTCCGTTAACCGGACAAGATTTTATCTCGGGTTTGTTGTTCTTTACGGCGTCGTTACCGAGTGGTTTTACCTCTTCGGCGAGAGTAAAAGCATTATATCAGCCGTCCGACGCGATCGCTGCCGGAATAAATAACGATTACTCCGACGCTACGGCCTCGACAGCGACGTATTTATTTACCAACGCAGGCGCGACCGGCGACAAAATAAATATTTCCGTTGTCGTTATCGACGCTGGCGGAAATTCGACAACGATCGATCTCGGTACTTATACCCGACTTTCAACCGATACCACGGCTGCGATATTAGCGGCCAGCGTAGCGGCTTATATTAATGGCGGGACTTTCGTACACGGTTGGAGCGCGGCGTCCCCTACGGCGACAATGACGCTCACCGCGCCAAAGAAATACGGCATATTCTTAAACACTGGTACGCCTTACGTGGTTACGATCACTGGCGCGATTGCGGGTACGTTAACCCAAAACGTTGTTGCCGGCGTTTCGAGTTTACAGGCGGTTTGGTATTACCATATATCCGAGTTTTTCAGATTCCAGCCAGGCGGTATTTTATACGTCGGCTTTTACGCGATACCTGGGACGTACGATTTTGCCGAGGTTACGTTAATGCAAAACTTTTCAAACGGTACAATCCGTCAAATCGGAGTGTATAAGGACGGCGCGGCGTTTGCTACTGCGGACCTTACCGCGCTTGATATCGTTTGCAAGATCAACGATACGGCGCATAAACCTATTTCCAGCGTTTACGTTGGTAACCTGGCTGCCGTTACCGATATCAGCACGTTAACCGATCTTAACCTACTCAGCGCTAACAAGGCAATGACCTGTATCGCTCAGGACGGCGGCGGACACGGTAACTTTCTATGGAAAACAACCGGTAAGACAATATCGATCCTCGGCGCACAACTTGGCGCGATCGCGTTTTCGAAAGTTAGCGAGTCGATCGCCTGGGTTGCGAAATTCAATATGTCAAACGGTACGGAGTTGGAAGTACTGGCTTTTGGTAACGGAGTATTATTTTCTAATACCTCGGTATCGGATAGCCTGTTATCCTCTTTGAACGATAAAAGGTACGTTTTCCTCCGCAAATTTGTTGGTACGTCCGGATCGTTTTTTAACGACGACCATTGCGCCGTTGTTATCTCGTCCGATTACGCGTACCTGGACGATAACCGCGTAATCGATAAAGCTATCCGCGGGATTTACGCAAGTATGCTGCCCTCGTTAAACAGTCCGTTAAAATTGAACGCCGACGGCACACTCGCCGAAACCACGGTCGCGTATTTAGAGGACCAGGCCGGCATAAATTTGGAGCAAATGATCCGCGACGAGGAATTATCCGCGTACGCGTGCGTAATTAATCCGGCTCAAAACGTACTTACCACGAGTAAAATCATTATAACCGTAACTCTCGTTAAAAACGGAGTAGCGCGTCAAATCGAGGTACCTATCGGATTTAAGCCGAGTATTGCATAACCCGAGGGGAAACCCTCGTTAAAATAACGAATTATGGCAGTTTTAGTAAACGGCGTAAACTATTCCTGGGGAAATATTACCGTAGTATTATTCGGCGTCCCTCTTGTTGGTATCCTGGGTATCGATTACAAAAGTAAACAGGCTAAAACCAACAATTACGGCCAGGGCAATGAGCCGGTTAGCCGTGGTTATGGCATGAAGGAATACGACGGTACAATCGAAATTTATACCGATACATTGAAAGCTATTATCGCGCAAGCGCCTGGCCGCGATATAACGAAAATACCGCCGTTCAACATTCCGGTAACTTTCGGAGGCGAAGGCGTAGCGACTACCAAAGACGTTTTGCTCGCTTGCGAATTTTTGGAGGATCCGTTTTCGGCAAAATCGGGCGACACAAAATTAACGGTAACCATTCCGTTAATTATCGGCGGCATATCCAGGTAAACCACTGGAAGGATTTAAAAAATACACAACCAAAAAAATACACAATGTCCCAGCCAAAAAAAGCGTTAACCGAAAAGCTAACGCCCGAAGAGATTGAAATTTATGCGGCAAAGGCCGAAGAGTTAGCGAAAACTCACGGCGTTTCAAAAGTTCATCCCGTTGTACAAATAGATCGGGAAAACGGATTCGCCCGAGCGGTTTGTTACTTAAAAGAGCCGAATTATATTACAAAGGTTAGGTTAATGGATAAAGCGACCTCGATCGGCGTGTATAGTGCGGGCGAAGAGTTGAGAGAATTATGTACCATTAAAGAGGCGTCCGATCCGATCACTTACAGCGAGGCGCCCGAAAGCGACGCGTTTAAAATGGGTATCGTAGATTACGCGATCAACATGGTACGCCGGCTGCAAAATCAGTTTAAAAAAAAATAAAGAAATTCGAAGTTAATAACGGCAGCGAGATAACGGCTAAAATGGCGGCCTTTATCCGCTGCCTTTGTCATATAGATCCGGACCTACTCGACGAGGACCAATTCGCGAAAGAGTACGGCCGAGCGAAATATATCGCCGAGGTGGTTTACGGCACAAAATTTATATAAAATGAGTACACCCGTAATATACGATCTCAGTTTAAAAGACGGTTTTAGTAGTACGATCGACAAGGCGAACGCCGGCGTTAATCGACTCGAGTCGTCCCTCGGTTCGGTGAAATCATTACTGGCGGGTATGGGCGTCGGGTTAGCGACTTTTAAAGGAATGGAGTTTTTGAACGAAGCTAACGAGGCCTGGGACAAAATGGAGTTTTCGATTTCCCAGGTTGAGGCGGCATTAAAAAGTACCGGCGGCGCGGCTGGGTTGTCGTTCGACGAGTTGAAAAAAAGCGCCGAGGATTCCGCACATAGTTTGAAATTTACACAATCCGAAATTCTCGGTATGCAATCGGTATTATTAACCTTTCCCAGCGTTACAAAGGAAACGTTTGGCGAGGCCTCTACGATAATAATGGATATGAGTACCCGACTCGGCCAGGACTTAAAAAGCAGTACCGTACAACTCGGTAAAGCGTTGCAAGATCCCGAGCGCGGTATAACAGCACTTCGCAAAGTCGGCGTTAATTTCAACGAAACCCAGGTCGAGTTAATTAAAAATATGGTTAAGGTCGGCGACGTTGCTGGCGCTCAGGCGTCCATACTTCGCGAGTTGCAATTCGAGTTTGGAGGATCGGCCGCCGCAGCCGCCGAGGCCGATAAGAGTTTCCGGCTCGAGAAAACTATGGAGGAAAATAAAGTTTATCTCGGGCAAATGATTGACCAAATGAAAGAGGAACTCATGCCGGTACTGATATCGATTGCCGAGGGTTTCAAATCAATGTTGAAATGGGTAAAAGAAAACGCAACTCAGATTTGGAGTATTACCAAAGCGCTCGGGGCGGCCTGGTTGGCTTTTAAAGTAATATCCGGCGCTCAGGCTATTATCGCGGCGGTTTCTCTTGCTATGGAAGGGATGGCCGTTTCTGCAATGGGCGCGACCGCTGCGACCGAGGGTATGGCCGTCGCCTCTACTGCGGCACTCGGTCCGCTGGGATTACTGGCGGCCGCGATCGGAGCCGTGGTACTGGCTTATAATATGTTAAGCGACGCCGAGGAAAGACGTAAAAAAGGGGACGAGGCGCTAAAAAATATGGCCGTTAAAGATGCTAGCGAGTTTTTGGATCAGCAAACCAAAACGTACGAAAAAACAATGAAGCACGACGAGGCGCTCGCGGCTGCAAAGAAAAATTATATTACTCAATTAAACGCCCAGCATGACGACCTCGAGGCCAGGATCAACAAAACCGACGGGGACGGCGAAGAGTACCGGCATTTACAGGCCCGTATCAACTATATAAACAAGGCCATTGAAACCGCGCAAGGGTATACCGGATTGATCCCGAGTAAAAAAGCAACGGCGATCGCGAAAACGGGCGGCACGGCAGCCAAAGACGATACGAAAATGAAGGCGACGAGCGCGCGATCAGTAACGATAAACGTTAGTATTAAAGATTTAATTGGTACTTTCAACTCGAATATAACGAACCTTAAAAGCATGACCAACGACGTACGGCAACAGGTAGTAAACGCGCTTACGAGTGCGGTTAACGATTTCCAAATAGTTGCCGAGCGCTCATAAATATAAAAACTATGGCCGGAGTTGACGATATACGTCGGTTATTTCGAATACCGAAAAGCGTACGGATAGTAAACGATCCGGACTTTGTTGTACCGCAAGGTGAAAAGGCGGACGAAAAAATCGGTTTCTCGCAACTCGGTACGCCGGTTTATGCAAATCTCGAGTTTCTATCGGAGTCGTACGAAACTCAACCAGGTTTCCAAACCGATACGCCAAACCTAAAACTCGACGCGGTTATTATCAACGTCGTACAGCCTAAAAAAATCGTCAAAACTGAGATTGATGGAAAGGACGGCACGGTAAAGGAATATATTGGCAAGGACGACGCTCAGGTACAGATTAGCGGCATTATAACCGGAGCCAATGGAGTATACCCAGCCGACGAGGTCGCTCGTTTAAAACAGATATGCGACGCGCCTATACCGATCGGCGTCGCGTCCAGGTACTTAAACAATTTAGGTATTAATTTACTCGTGTTGGGCGACGTAGAATGGATACAAGAGGCCGGCTCGTACAGTTACCAGGCGTTTACCATACCGTGCATATCGGATATCCCGCAAGAGATCCGGATATCGGGCGAATAATAAAAATTCAATGCATCTACGTTGTATAAATAAAGTAACAATAACGCAACAACCGTCCCAAACTTGGCCGGCGCGAAAGCGTGTTATTAACCTGGATTTTCTGACGAGTTTTGAGGCCTCCGATAGCTGGGAGGATCTCACCAACAAAGGTCGGTTAACTATTCCAAAAAATCTATATTATCGCGATCAGTTTAACAAGTTACAACCGCTATTTGGTACTAACGTTAACGTCGGCGGGTTTGGCTCCGAGCCGCTATTTTTGAGGGGCGACGCCGTTACGATCGAGTCCGGATACATTTACAAGGACGCAGCAAAACGCGACGTTCGCGAAATGCCGACTATGTTTAAAGGGTATATTTCTCGGGTTGGATCAAAAATACCGATCGAACTGGACCTCGAGGATAATATGTGGAAACTAAAACAAATTCCGGTCGATACCCATACTTTCAGTAAAACGGACAGCCTGGAAACGATAATAAAGTATTTGTTAAAAGATACTCCGTTTACTTTTAAGGCGCTCACGACAACGACTTTCGGGACTTTCCCGATCGGTAACGAAACGGTCGCCCAGGTACTTTACCGCCTGCGTAAAGAATTCGGATTTGAAAGCTATTTTAGAGGGGACGAACTACGTTGCGGCGCACTCGTATACATACCAGGCGAGGACATAACCGAAAAATTTTATTTCCAGCAAAATATTATTTCGGACGAGTTGGAGTATATGCGTAAAGACGACGTCGTTTTATCGGCAATCGCTCATAATACCATTACCGAGAAAACCGGCACGACGAAAGACGGGGCGACTAAAACAAAACATAAGCGCATAGAGGTACTCGTTACTATTAAGAACGGCGAGCGGCAACCGGACAAAGAAATAAAGCGCGGCGATACGGTCCCCTCAAACGACGAGGGCGAGCGGCGTACATTGTTTTTCCCAGGCGCCGCCACGGTTAAAGAGTTGGGCGATCTCGCGTATGCGGAAATGATAAAGTATTATTATACCGGCCTTCGCGGATCGTTCGTTACATTCGGTTTACCGTTCGTACGACAAGGCGACAACGCGCAAATAAAAGATCCGAAATTACCCGAGCGCGACGGCATTTATAAGATAAAAAAAGTAAATTACAGCGGCGGCGTTAATATTGGTTTAAGGCAAAAAATAACGCTGGATTATAAACTACCAACGTAATGAGCGGCGACAGAAAAATATCGGAGGCAATACAGATACTCGCCGGCGCGTCAAAGTCGGGCAACGTGTACGCACTGGACGCCGAGGTTAAAAGCGTCGATAAAACGACGAGGACTTGCGTTGTTATCGCGATCACAGGTAAAACGCAATCCGAGATACCGGACGTCCGGTTAATGTCGGCCGTGGACGACGGGTTTTTATTGGTGCCGGTCGTCGGGAGTAATGTTTGCATAATAGCGACTCCGCAGTCGGACGCCTATATATCGCAATACTCCGAGATCGAGGAAATAATTATGAGAGGCGGCGACCTGGGCGGATTGGTTAAGCTACTGGACGCCGTGGAAAGGTATAACAAGATCGAGGACGATATCAATAAATTAAAACAGGCGTTTACAACCTGGACGCCAACGCCGAACGACGGCGGGGCGGCGTTGAAAGCAGCGGCCGCGTCCTGGTCCGGACAACAGTTGCAAAAGACGGTACGGGCCGATATTGAAAACAAAAAAATAACGCAAGGATAATGATACGCTACGACGTACTATACGACGACAACGGGTTACGGGTTGAGGCCAACGATCTCGTTTACCTGGAAAGCGACGAGCAACATATCGGCGACACTATCAACGCCGGTCCTGGTTGGTGGAAAGAGAATTTTCCCGACGGCGTAGATATCCGTAAATTTTTGAATTCGGACGGGCAAGAGCAAGTACTCTCGAGAAAAATAAAAATTGAATTGGCGAGCGACTTATATCGGAATTGCTCACCGATTATAAAATTTGGGGCCAACAGTATTTTAAACATTAATCCAAACGTCGTTTTATGACAAGTTTTTTTGCCGTTGACGGTTCGACTATATGGGACGTTTGTTTAAATACATACGGAACACTTAATTTACTTGGTAAGTTAATGGACGACAACAATTATCCAGGCGTCGAAACTTATCCGAAAGCCGGACAAGAGTTTTTATTTGACGAAACGCTCGTTTCCAACCAACAAACATTTAAAAGGACCGCATTATCCGGCGAGAAATACGCCACTAAAAGGATTATCGCGCCAGCGTTACCCGATAACGGGGAGTTTCATATACATACCTTCGCGGACGCTAACCAGGAAACCGCGTGGACGTTCACGTTCGACGGCGATTTCGACCTCCGCGTCGATTGGGGCGACGGCAATATCGAAGAGTTTACCGGTACCGGCCCGATAACTATAACTCACGATTATACGGATAGATCCGATTGGGACGCGCTCGTATCCTCGACCGTTATTTCGAAATTAGTCGGTATCGATCTCGGCCTCGGTAAGTGCCAAATAATCGCCGTTGAAGGACTCGAAACGTGCAAAGGCCTCGTTAATCTCAGATTAGCGAATAATTATTTTGCCTCATTTAATCCGGCTCAACCGTTACCCGCTACGCTCGCCGTTTTGGATTTATCGAGTAACGCGTTAACGAGTTTTGATCCGGCATACGATCTACCTGCCGGACTCACTGAGTTGTACCTCAATTTAAACCAATTAACGGCTTTTGATATGACTACGCCGTTACCGGCAGCGTTGTTAATACTGCATTTGGCGGATAATAATTTAACGGCTTTTAATCCGTTTATAATACTGCCGTCGGGACTTACTCAATTGATTTTAGGTACTAATTTAATAACGAGTTTTGATCCGTCGCACGCCTTACCGGATACATTGGAAGTACTGTATTTACAAAATAATAAATTAACAACCTGGGATCCAGGGAGGCCGTACCCGTCCGCATTGCAGGCGCTTTATCTCAATAGTAACCAAATAGTACATTTCAACCCGTCGATATCTAATTTCCCAGCGGGATTAACTGTACTCAATTTGCAAGGAAATTTACTCGAGGATTTTGCGCCCTCGGTTACGATGCCAACGGCCTTCGCCGTTTTTAGTGTAGACGGAAACGTTATCGACGTGCCTGAAATGAATACGATTTTAATGGATTTAGACGGACTCGGGTATAGTGCAGGGATTTTCAATTTAAACAACCAAACGCCGCCAGCGCCTCCGAGCGGAGCGGGCGCAATTTCGAAAGGTAATTTAATATCCCGCGGTTGTACAGTAATTACGGATTAATATAAAATTATGAAAAAAATAACAATCTTACTCGTAACGCTGTTATCTGCGGCTATCTCGTTAGGGCAAGCGCCGAAGAAATGGACTGATATAAACGGCAATTACAATTATATCGATAGCGCGAGATTTGCCCGTTTGAAGTACTACGGGACGCCTGGCGATAGCGTATTATCAACCAACAGTAAAGGCGACGTTATTCTCGTAAAAAGCGTTGGAGGCAGTGGCGGCGCTCAAACCTGGCAACAAACTTTAACGACCGGATCGATCCTTACCGCGGATAATACGGTAACAAGTCCGACCGGTAAAACTTTCAAATTAAATACAACCGGTACCGGATCGCTTTTTTCTGAGTGGTCCATAAAACCCGACACAATAAAATTCAGTAACTCAACGAACGGCGGCGGCCGATCCTACGTGAATATATCCAACGCGACGGCCAGTTTACACGGCGAAAGCGAAGCCGGCGACGCCGTCGGTAACGTATTAGCAGGAGCCGGCGGCGCTACGATAAGCGCGTCCGGTAGTTCGGGCGCAAACGCTCTAACCGTCGCTAATTCCGCCTCGTACGGTTGGCAGTATTTCGGTAGTGTCGGCGGGTATTTTGGACCGCGCGAAACGCCAACCGAGAAACAAACTTTTATCGGTCATAACGACGGTACTATTACCTGGGGCGTACCTGAGAATTTTGTTAGTGCTAATTTAGAAGCGTTCGAAGATCGGGCGCATAATTTCAATCACTACGCCGTACACCTGGACTCGTTGGCCGAGTTTAAGATATCCAATAACAACGGCTCGGTTTTCACGGCTTACGACGGCGGGACTATGTCGTTTTCATTTGGACCGCCTCAGTATTTCGATTTAACGATCCCTGGCTCCCTGGTATCGTTTAGTACCGAGCCGATTCTCGCCGTTATCGATATAGACGGCGTTATCGATACTTTTTATTTACCTTATTTGGAAACCTCCGGCGCGGACGTATCGTACGAGAAAGATAGTACGATCTCGGGTACCGTGGTTACGTGCCTCGGGTTTTATACTGCCGGCTCACCCTCTAAAATAATATTGCAAGTCGCGCGGACGGATTTCGATATCGACAATGACCTCGCATATTTTGACGGCGATACACTTAAAAAAGCCAAATTCGTAAGTAACGAAACACTGGCAACGGTTACCGGCCGCGGTAATACTACGACAACCGATATATTTCAAAATTTCACAGTTGGAACGGCCGCAGGATTGGAGCAAAGATACACGACGGGCGGCGGCCTGGTCCATCTATCGAGGTTAACACCAAATCGCAGCCCGTCTGACCATTTTCCAAATATGCGGCTCGCGTACGCGACTAATAATACAAGCCTGTTTAACGACTTCAATGTAACGAATTACGGGCGGGATAGCGTCGTAATGGCGGTATCCGATAACAATGATACGCGCCTCGGTTTATTGTGGCGAATGGACGCAACGACCAACTATTTACCCGAGATCCCGCATTACAACGGCTACATGGCGACGCAAGTTAACGGCGTACCGGCCAACATAAATGGCGGTATAACGATACCGGTCGGTACGGTTAACTCGCTATCCGTAGTTTCGGCCAACGGTTTCGCAGGATCATTTACGGCAGGCGCTACGCCAGCCCTTACGATCAGTACAAGTATTAGCGGGCTATTGAAGGGCGACGGATCGGCAATGTCGGCAGCCGTGGCCGGTACCGACTATCTTACGCCAACCGGATCGGCCGCGGGATTAACAAGTTTTCCAACGCTTAACCAAAATACGACCGGATCGGCCGCCAGTTGGACGACAGGCCGGACGCTGAGTATAACCGGCGACGTATCGTATACAAGTCCCTCGATCAATGGTACGGGCAACGTAACGGCCGCGGCAACAGTTACCAGGATAAACGGCGTTTCTCTTGCTGGGCTGGCTACCGGCATTTATAAAAATACAACCGGTACCGGCGTACCCTCGATTGCAGTCGCGGCGGACTTTCCAACGCTTAACCAAAATACGACCGGATCGGCGGCAACGATCACAACGGCGCGCCTTATCAACGGCGTTTCGTTTAACGGCTCGGCGAATATCGCCGTTACAAATAAGATACTCGCTTATGCGGCGCTGGGCAGTACTATAATCGCGCAAAACGTGGACGGCGATCTATCGCACGGCGGCGCGGGCGCTTTGCCGGTATCTCAAAGACTGTATTTATCGGCGGTATGGCTGGATAAAGCGCAAACTGTTACCGGCGTAAAATGGATACAGATAACAGCCGGCGATTATACGGCCAGTAATTACAACGGCGTCGGCTTATACACGTATGCGAGCGGTACGTTAACTCTTGTTGCGTCCAGCACGAACGACGGCAATATATGGAAAGCTACGACGGGGACCATGTCGAGTAAAGCATTTTCGAGTACTTATTCAGCGACGGCCGGCCTTTATTTTGTCGGATTAATTTATAGTAGTTCGGCCGTGGTAACCGCTCCGAGTTTCGGTATAATTAACGCCGCCTCCGGAATTAAT